CCAGCTGTTGGCGGCGTTGTATCTGCCTGCAAGACTTCCATTTAAACTGCTTGATACCGTATCAGTTATATTTTCACGGCTCATTTTTACCGTTTGTCCGCTAACCAATAATAATTCTCTAAGGATTATTCCCACCTGCACAGATACATCCTGCTCTTTTAGTCCGTAACCTACGGCTCCCGTATCGTTTCCGGTTGGGTTGTGCCCCGGGTCTATGTATATCTTTGCCATTTATATTCCTCCAATCTATTATATTATAACAAAAAAAGAATGCCACTTAGTGACATCCCGTAATGCTATTTTAACTTGATTTTTTATGTATATTCTTGTATAATACTGTCGAGCAGGTAAGAGGAAATTGAAGGACGGTTGTCATCTCCATATGCTGTTTCTCACAGCTGAAAGGAGGTGTAGCTTATGTGGAAATACTTATTAAAAGTAATTGTTTCAATTATAATAATTTTTGTGATTGTCTCCATAAAAGCAGTATAACCGCCCTCTTGCACAGGACGGTTATATAAATTTTAACCCGACTATGACAACCGTTTAACGGTTATCTCTTATCTGCTATTATTATATACTTATGTATTCAATTTGTCAACCGCTAATTTTCGTTTTCTTTAAGCTCTGTCATTACCTCATCCGCCTTTATAGCCTCCTGGGTAAAACTGTTATTCTTCCACCAGCCCCATACTGCCGCACCAATTGTAAATAATAGGCTTATAACCTGATATATATCATCGTCCGCTATATTTAGCACCTGCTTACCGCACATAGCCAATACCTGATTTGCCAGTGCCAGCAATAATACTATTGTTCTCGCTATTGTTCCTGCCGTTATATTATTATTCATACTTTTTCACCCCCTTTATTTTAATAAATTTGTGATTGCGAATCCTACAAATCCGCTTACAGTCGCCGTTATTAACGCTGTTATTATAACTGTCAGAATCTGCGACGGTCGTCCGGCTATAACGTCTATTTTTTCTTTAACATCAGAAATATCTTCTTTGAGATATTTAGTTTCAACAGCTAAAGATTTCACCGATTGGGTAAGCTCTTCAATGTTGTCTATTCTGTGATGAGCTGATTTCACGGAGGATTCAACCGCCCTCAGCCGCTCTCTAATTGCCGCTTCATTTTCATCCATACGTTATACCCCCTGAGATTTTATCCAAAATTCTTTTATGCTTGTTTCCGTTGGCGCGTCAAGTGCCGGATTATTTAACAACTGTATGTTAAATCCATTGTCGTAATTAATCCCCGTCGTTATATCTGTCTCATATGTCCCTATTATCGGATTTGGGTCATTGGAATTTCTCACGTTTAATTGGAGATGTATGTTGCTATTATTGACTGTAATATTAACCTCAATTAATCCGTTGGATACTCCCATATCGCCTAAATCTATAGAGTTTGATACAGTAATATTTCCGCTTATATCTTTATATAGATACTTATAATATCTAACACTGCTGTTCATATTTAGCCTGAGTGCAAATAAATCGTTATTGTCATTATCACATATGGTTATAACCCTATCCAGCTGATTAACAATGCTGTAACTAACACTGCCTGTTAATAAGTGTATTGTATAAGGTTTATTACGCGGTAATATTGGATTATCCAGTTTTACTATTTCTTTGCCGCTTAATTTAAGTACCCCATATTTGTTGTAGCCGCTGTCTGCTGTATTTGCGAATCCGCTTAATTTTAGGTTATTGCCTAGACCGCTTGTATCAGTTATAACTTCCGGCACAACCGCACCTGACGTACCCGTTGTATTAACATTACAATAATAATCACAATTAATCGCACATGGTACAGTCTTAGTTATCTCTGTACCGCTTAATGTTCCTTTTAGCATTTTCACCTCATTAATGATGCTTGTATCTGTCAAGGTAACAATATCGTCTACCACGCTAACACCATCTACATCAGCCCAATTCACACTACCTATGGAGTTTTCCGGGATAAAAGCAATATCCAAATTGTCTGTAAGGCTGTCATTTCCTAACACTACGATATTATTTCCAACAGTAAAATCTGTTGCTGTAACGGCTATATTTGTCGTGCTAAATTTAACTGTGTCAGTATATTCAATATTATTTTTAATACCCTTAACAGTAAATTCATCAGACCTGTTAACAAAATTTACTGGGTCAAATTCCCACACACAGTCTAAAGATGAAGCAGCGGCCAGCGTTTGAATTAGGTTCCCATTTTGGTATAATTTTAATGTATCACAATTAGAATATACCTTAATTTTAATACTGTCAGTAGCACGCTGGTTAAATCTGCGAGAAGTTATATATACTGTTGGTACATCACTAAAATATGATTTATAAAGATAAAATGCGTCTTTTTTCACAGTTCTGTCTCTTGTGACAAGACCTTTATCATTAATGTATGGTAATCCACCCTCATTACGACCTGACACAGCAAAATCAAATAAACACCAGGCAGTGGTGAAAATTAGTCCAGGCTTTTGGTTGATTTGCGATAAATAACTTTCATGAAATAAATTTTGATACTCCTCATCGTGCCGCATTCCGCCCGACCCGGTGTTGGTGGTTGTTTCGGGCGTTTCGCTGTGCGAATCAGTATTTGCGCCTGCACCGTACTCACAAATACACAAATTAGGATAACTGTTATGGTACTCGTTAACCATTGCGCTAAAATCTGTAAAGTTACCACCGTACCAACCTTTATATATATTAAGTCCTACCCAGTCCAAAAACGACCAATCAGCTATATTTGAACGCACGTACTTAAATGTAGGGTCGTGTGCTACAATTCCAATAAGATGTTGGCTTGTCAGCGTTTTTGCGTAGTTATACAACTCTCTTGTCTTTATAAGCGCATTGTCATAATCATAATCGCCCTGCTGGTTAGTAACACCGGATAAGTGAGAGCCGCCTAATTCGTTTGACATTCCAAAAAATATAATAGATGAGTGATTGTAGTAATTTATAATCATCTCTTGCATATTATTTTTTATATTATTAAAATACGCTGTAGTTGAATTCACACCGTAATGATTAACCCAAGGTATTTCTGTCTGTACAATTATCCCTAATTCGTCGCACCGCTGATATATGTAATCTTTGTGCGGATAATGTGCAAGCCTGAGCATGTTTGCACCGCTCTCAATAACTATTTCCAAATCTTTATCAATCAATTCGTTTGTAGCTGCACTTCCAACCCCTTCATAATCCTGGTGCATTGCGAACCCTCTCAAAAGATACTGCTTGCCGTTAAGCTTAAATCCATTATTGCCGCCAAGCTCATAATATCTAAGCCCCAGCTTGTGACTGCAAGTATCAATAACATTATCATTAGATTTGAGCGTTACTGTTACAGTATATAAATATGGATTATTAAGACCGTCCCACAATGTAGGGTTTTGAAGTGTAATATTTTTAGCAAGGTCATATGAGGACTTACCGTCTATTGATATATTTTCCGTATCGCTGAATACAACGGTCCCGTCCATATCTTTAATTTCATATACAATAGTACCGCTGGATATATTATTACCGCTGTTTTTAACGCTTGCCTCAATCAACACCTTCGCGCTTGCTTCTGATACCTCAGATTGTGTAATATGCAGTCTGTCCATACCATATTTTTCTGTGTCAAAATATAAATTTGCACAATTAACTAAATATACATTATCATATAGACCATTACAAAAATTGAAATCACCTGATATAGGTGCTAAATCCCAATCAAGGCTATTGTCGCATATTACCGTTATAGTGTTATCGCCAACGTTAAGATAATTAGAAACATCAAAAACGAAAGGAGTATAACCGCCGTAGTGTATAGGCAATGTGTGACCGTTGACCTTAACAGTGCATTTCTGCCCAGCTTTTGAAAAACACAAATACGAGGTGTTATTTGCTTGTGTCGCCGTTAAATTAAGGCTTCTTGTATATGTTGCAGTACCTCTGTAATAGTTTGCACTTTCACCGTCAACGCCGTTACAAGTGTGGGGCAAAGTCACGGCAACCGCCTCAGCTGGGTCTAATTTATAAAATTGCCATGTAATAAGTGGTGTAATTTGAGTTATTCCTTGATTTGGCGTTATATTTATCTTTTTTTGTAATTCTTCTACTAACGCCTTTAGTTCGTTATTGTCTGATTTTAATGTTGCTATTTCTGTATCAATAATATCAGCATTATAATTTAAAAAAGTGTAATCAAATTTTTCTCCGCTCTCATGCTTTTTTAATTTTATATTATCAGTTTGTCTCATATTTTCTCCTTAGATAAATTACCTCAGCCGCACAATTGGATGTATAAAAAGGAGCATTACTCAATTCACCTTTTTCTTTATCAACTATGATATATTTTAATTTTGAGCAATAATTAAATGCTTCAGCTCCGATTGATGTACAACAATTAGGTATAAATACCGTCTCTAAATTAACATTTCCCCAAAATCCACGGTCTTGTATTATTTTAATTCTAGGCATAATAATTGACTTAATTCCGGATATATCATCTATCCCGTATGACCCAACAATTTCTAGACAGGGTGCATAAATAATCCCCTCAAGTCTAGGTCTTTTATTTTTGTCTGCCTCGCTATCGGCATAATAATATGGTGTAGTAGCAGTACGAATATCAAGAGGTGTAATTTTATAACCCATAACCGCAAGCAAAGCCAGCATATCAGACCTAAATGCAAGATTTGTCTTATTAACTTCATAAGTATCTATAGCTTTATTCATTTGCGTAAATACTATAGGTTGCTCATAATTTGAACTCGTTTGTCCGGAATTTGTGTCACAATCAAAATAAGTGACTAACATATATACATAATCAGATGTATCATTTGGCTCAATGCCTTGTGGATATACTACCAATGTATAATCGTTAAAATTATCAGTATTTATCTTGAAGTATATGCCGAATTGTTGTCCGTACTTTGCCATATATCCCTTGACAGAAAAATTAAAAGAATGGTTTCCGGTAATTTTAATATCGCCAAAAGGTGTAAAAAGAATAGCATTACTAAATAAGATTTTACCACTCATTATATTATCATCAGGTTGTAAATCAATTTCAGGATTAATTACTACATCATTGTATGTTGCATTGGGATTATAAAAATATAATATACCGCATTCATCACCGTTTGGATTTAATAATTTTTGTGTGTTTTTTAGGCTGTAAGATATGTTATTTTGTGTATCAATTATTTCATTATCCTTTTTTTCTCGCGCCTCCTTTTCCGCTGTAATTGCTGCTGATATTGCTTTATCTGTTTGTTCAAATGCTTCGCCGACTTTTGAAATATCTGCTGCCGCGCTTAAATCAGGATATTCAATTTTATAATGTTCTGTTTTCGCCATTTAAAATTTCCTCTCTTTCTAATATTTCTTGCCATGTATATAAAACCAAATCATTCCATGAATTGCTATTCTCTAATACTTCATCCCAGGTGCGGCATTTATATCTGTATTTTACAATTAAATGCGCCGGAATCACCGCATTAATAGCGTTTTTTATCTGCTCTAATGCTGTCGGCTTTCCGGTTTTTGTGGTAAAGTAAATCCATATAATATAATTGTTTGCGTTGCTGTCGTCAACCTCAACATCTCCGTTAGTGTAGCTTGCTGTTATTGATTGTATCAGCTCTTTTGTGCATATTCCATATCCGCGCATTTTAGCAAGTATATTACTGCGCCTTAATATGTACCAGTCATTATATACCGTACCGTCAACAGTCATATTCTTTAATTCATCAACTGTAAAATTGTTAAGTTCATTTGCGGCAAAATCACTTAAATGTGTTGATTGAGGTATAGGCGATATATGAATCTTTAAATCACCTTCCCAGCGTGATAAGTTTTTCACCGCTGTACTAATTGATAATTCTTTATCAAGCTCATCTGCCCGAATTCGGCATGACATTAATTCAGATTCTATCCCCTCTGTTATTCCGTATGTTATTTGTGACTTATTGTAATATTGTGGCAGTCGCCGAATTATTTCATCAGCCATAAGTTACCACTCCTAACACAGGTATTTTATTTTCATCTGCATTAATAGTTATATTTTCACTGCCGTTATTTAAGGTTAATTCCGTATAATCTTCAACTCCGTCAATACCCATTAACAAGCTGCCGATTTTACGTATATATATAACACCGCCGTCTAAATCAATAGTTTTTAAATATTCTTTTACTTTATTTTCAAATTCACTTTTTATATTTTCAATATTATAATCGTTATTAATTACAATATTGACCGAAATATTAATTGATAATGTATCAACACTATTAATTGTTATTGTTGCACCAATAATTGGGTTTTCAAAATGTTTTCTTACTCTTTCAAGTAACGTTTCATCTGCTTGTTGCATATCAGCTGCAACTATAATAATTCTCACAGTTCCGCCGCCATTCCATAGCGGAATACATTTAGCGTCTCCAACTCCATCTATAGACTTTGCCTCATCTTCATACCATGAGGCACTGCCGTATATATTAGAGTGCTCCTGTCGGTCATAAAATCGCTCTCTTAATTCGTCATCTGTTTCGGTATCGCTTCCGCCGTGAGTTGGTTTGTCATTAGTGACAGAAGTTATATTTTTAAGGGTTATAGGCATTTTTGTAATTTTTCTGGCTAGTACATTCCCTTTTGAAGTCGCTCCGGCGCACTGTATGGCAACTGTGCACTGTCCGTCATCTCCAATTATTCCTTCATCGGTTGTATAAAAAATAGTACCGGATAAATCCGATACTCTATCGCCTATTGAAATTTTTGCACCCGGTGAACCAAAGAACGTGACCTCGCCTGTCGCATATGTGGCTGATTTTCTTTTCATTCCATAATCAGCTACATATTTATCAAGATATATTCCGCTGGACGTATCGGCAAAATGTCTGTCATTGATATTGTCTAACCTAGTATGATATGTTTCCAATTCTATTGAGACAGGTTTTTCAACGTCAAAAATAAATCCTCCGGCGCTTTTATCATATCCACTATCCGTATAATTGAGCATTCGCTCCAATATCATTTCTTTTTTATACTGCTCTGCCACTATGTTTCACCTCCGTCTGTTATAACCCCATAATCCGTATAAACTGTAATATTCCAGTTTATTTTGTTTCCGTCAATTTCTATATTATTAATTTTTACATCGGTTACATTATCGTGTTTTAACAATGCTGTTTTCACGCTCTCTCCAATTTCCACCCTGATATAGTCTTTTGGATATACGCGACCGATGAGATGAGTTTCAAGCTCAGTCCCGTAACCGGTGCCGATGTAGATTTCATAATTATTTAATTCCGTTCGTAATACTTTTTGAATCCATACTTTTAATGCTTCTTTTCCGATAACTGTTTTTATGTGTCCGTTTAAAGTCACAAATTCACCTTTTTCAAAGTCAAACAACGGCGTTTTATGCATCCAATCAGCCATACGTTACCACTCCCAACACAAGAAAATCAGGCATACCGCTTACGCGACCATTATTATACATAAGCATAGCTACTGTTTTGCCGGAATTAATGTAAACACCGTCTCGCCGCTCAAATAAATTAACTAATGATGTTATATTTTTTTCTTCAATAAGAATTTTTTTATTATCTAACTGAATTTGCAAAGGTTCTAAAGATGTTATTTTTCCGAATACAGGTTCATTCTGTTTCGGATTTTCACGTTCCTTAAATAACTTAGCCAGTGCCACAAGTCCGGCCGAACTGTCTTTAATTTGATGTGCGCTTGTATTATCCGGCATACTTCTCTATCCTTTCCACGTCAAGTTTTGTTTTGTGTATACCTTTTACAATTTCGTGGTCGGTATTTGTTATTGCAAAACTATATTCTCCTATAACTATTGATTCCCCGGCTCTTGTATAACTGTTAAGAGCTTCAACAATTTCAAAAGAGTAAGTCTCCTTAGGACGTTCCATTTCAATAAGTTTGTTTTCCGCGTAATCAGCTGGATTTGTTATCTCGTCCGGATTGACTTGTATAACCTCTTGTATAAGACCATATTTTTGATACATGTAATCATGACGTGCTACCGCGAGAACGTCAGTGTCAGAAATTATTTTAACAGATGTTTTACTGTCTTCAAAACTTCCGGTATGCGTTTCCCGACCTCTATACAATATACTGCTGTATTTATCGGTAATCCCTGATACGCTGAATTCCGGATATGCCATTTCTGTGCCAATCGGGTATAACCTAAACCCTTTTGCCGTAAAATCATAATTATATTTACCTGTTAATTTTTCTGTTATAATATCTTTTAAGATTTCTGATATTGACTTGTCAATATACATATCCGTAACCGTGACATTATCTAACTCGCCATTTTTATCTGAAATGCTGTCAATAGGTATAGATAAGTCTGCTAATATCTTACGTATACACTCACGGGCTGTAATGTTATAAAATTGATATGTGTCCATAGTCTTATTAAGATACCAGCCAGCATCATAACAAGTATATTTGTTATAATTTGGGTCTCCGTAATCAACATTAATTATAACACCCCTAAATATTTCACAATTGGTATATAGTCTCAATATATCCCCTATCTGAGGCGTAAAATAATTTAGCCAGTCTTGCTGTGGTTTTGCCAGCTGAAATGTCATTGATGTGGCAAGCTCATCCGTAGAGTTGTGCCATTCCAATCCACCCAAATATTCCGTAACATTGTTATTATCTTTTTCATTTATACCCGTGCTAATATAAATGTTTAATCCATCTTCAACAGATAATTCATATTGTGAAAACAGTGTTGGGTGCAGTGGAATTTTCTCATTTGTGTCTATAAAGTGGTATTCTTTTTCGGAAGTTGAAGAACCCATAGCAGCGCCCTCGCTCCATGGTATATCTGATTTGTATTTCTCGTAGTCCTCAAGAAAATATCCGGCTATATCTTTGTTTTTACTTTCTCCAAAAAAGCAATAAAATTTATACTTAGCTCCGTAACGATTTTGAACAGAATCGCCAACCTTATATTCCTCTTTATTTTTAGCACTAATAATGTCAAGTGGGAAAGTGTCATGTTCCACTACATAACGCGGTAAAACTCTTTTCCCCTCAATCATCACAAATTTAACAGCGTCAATTGCTGTTTGAGTACACCCTCTTTTCCAGGATGAATCTGCATAAAAGCCACCTTGTGAAGCCTTTTTAATATTTTTTCTTAACGCTTCCTCTGTGCTGGAACCGCCACACCTCACTTCACTATAATTAACCATCTGTGAAGCCTCTTGACGGCAAGCTAATACATCATCGCCGCCCTGCTCTCCGGTAATAACGGTAGCCAGTTCTTTTATCATTTCTTCAGACAATTCATAACGTGGAAAATCTGTATATTGTGCCTCGCCGCCTGTGTACCTTAACACATAATTCCACGGATAGTTATACCAATTTTTCAAACAGATACCATTAGCCGGACTTGACGCATGTACAATTGCACCGCCGTCCTCTCGCACTAGAGCCGCATGATGAGTTGTGTTAACAAGCACATCTCCTTTTTTCGTTCCGGAGCCGGTAGACAAATTAATACTTGATGTAACGTCTTTAAATCCATTTTTCAAAAATACATCTACCATATCCCCGGTATATGTAGCTCCATTTGATTTTACAGAAACCCCAGCTTGTTCGTATGCGGAAATAACAAAAGACGAGCAGTCATAATGCGGTCCCCAACGTATATCTTTACTATAACTGTGTGTGTCATCGTTAGCAATTTCAATCGCCCAATTAACAGCTTTATCAATCACATTTGCCACTGTATCACCTCACTTTTATGCACAAAAAAGGACGCTCATAGAGCGTCCAGAATATAAATTAAAATTTTATTCCACAATATGCAAATATTCTTTTAAAGCATTTTGCAAAACTCCGGAAAAATTTACTCCTTGTTGTTCGGCTGCTATATTTAGCCAGTATGGGATTGATAATGTTTTTTTGATAAAATGATTTCTAATTCTATCACGTACCGCTGGCATAAATACATTTACAAGCATTATAACACCGTTTTCCTCCGGTTTTATGTCTTTAATGCTTGACGGCTCAGGGATAACATCGTTATCTTCTTCCATACCGTATAAATGCACGCCTAAAGCCTCCTTTGCGCATTTTAATATTTCATTTTCATTTTTTGCGCAAGAAAGGCAGCCGGGTAAATCCGGAAATTCAATTGAAATTCCGTCATTATCAAAATAAACAATAGCCGGAAAAACATATTCATCTTTCATATAAAAAACCTCCATATAAAATATTAAAGGGAGAGAGGGCTATTCAAATAATAGCCCTGATTGCTTTTGAATGCTTTTTAACGTTCTTATCGGTATGTCTTTTCTAGGGTGAGGTACTGTGACTTTCCCTTTTTTTGTAGGGTGTTTATATTGATGATGGTCGCCGTCACAAGCTACCTCATACCAACCGTCAGCTTTAAGCATTTTTAAAACTTCCCTCGATGAGTAACTTTTCATTTCTGCTCCCCCTTACACTTATATTATACTACGTAATTTGTTACGTGTCAAGGGTTTTTTA